GTACCACCAAGTCCATTGACTACTGTATTTATTTCTGTAGTTGCATCAGTGCAATTCTCCATTTCACCATTAGCATCTATTCCTAAACCATATTCACCAGCCGCACAATGACCTGCTGGATTAGCAGCAAAGGCAGTTGATGTTAAAGCATTGCCCTGTAAAGCTCCGTAGAATGTAGGGGCTGTTATTCCGACTGTGGAAGTGGCGTTAGAGAATGTGAGTAAGCCGTTGGAATCAATAATCAATTCTGTAGCATTACCACTTATACCATCATTTGTTTGGAATACTAAGCTAGTTGTTACTAAGTTTTCTGCTATACTTCCACTTGTTTCGGCTCTTATCCTAGCAGCGACTGTATTAAAATCAACTCCGTCATAAGCCTTCCAGTCAAAAGCTCCTATAACTTCAGGGTTTGTAACAATAGTTGGCGAATCAATAGTACCGTTAGAACTTAAAAGAATAAATGCAGGATAACCAGCCCCAGCAACATAATTGCCAAAATCACTTTTATTTCCATCTTCAGTCGCAAGTAAAAAACCAGCTGATGAATTGATAGAGGCTGGGTCTTCTGTACCTATCCCTATTCTTCCATCTTCTGTTAAATATATAGTTGAAGTAGCAGATGTTTCATTACTAGGATCGCCTACTATGAAGTTTCCTTTTGCCAAGACACTAGAAGAAACTGTAGTATTACACTCAATTCCTGTGCCAGCTTCATAAGTACAAACTTTAGTATCTGTAAGAGTTCCTTCATCTAAAGAGAAAGTTCCAGTAGTTAAATCCAATAAAGTTCCACCTGCGGTGTATGTTGTATCAATATAATTACCTGCATCAATGTTAGTAGCACCTTGGTCAGAAGTCCAGTCAAGATGTTCGTTAGCTACAAAGTCAGAGAAGCCATCGTGAAAAGCACCACCTGTATAAACAAGTGTTGCGTCTGCTACTATTGTGTTTAATTTATCGTAAGTATTAATGTCTGTTGGTAGTAAGTAACCTAATTGTAACTCAGTGTATTCTGCTGCTGTTAAGTGATAATATTCTGCTGATGTACCACCCTGTATTCCACTAAGGTTATTATGGACTGTGATGTCAGATACTTCTGCAAAAGCTATCCAAGCACTACCAGTACACCATAATAGAGATGTAGCTATTGTATCGTAGTAAGTCATTCCTGCTTCTGAAGCTGTACAAGAATAAGGTGCTCCTGCACTTCCTACTGGTTTAACTCCGTAGCTGTCCATATAAAGGTAAGTTCCACCACCTGAAATACTTACTAAATTTTCTATAGGTTTTTGTCCAGCCCAATTATTGCTTCGTGTTCTTTTAATGGCTATATAACTTCTAGCGTCTGTATCTGCAAAAGCTGTGCTATCAATTTCTTCATTACATTGTCCTCTATCAACTGGATTCATAAAGTTTATAGAACCTGATTGTTTAAATCCATTGATAGTAGAAACTACTCCTGACAAGACTTTCCAACTGTCATCGCCATCACAATAATAATATTCAGCATTTATAGTTCTTTGGCTCTCAGTTGAAATATCAAAAGCTATGTTTGTAAATTCTATGCCTGTTGCTCCTGCAATGTATATAATCGAATTATCGTTTTCGAACAAAGTTATATTTGTTCCTGCCGAATTAAAGGCAGTTGTTGAATCAATAGTTGTTCCATCACCATCATCATAATAAGCTCTTTCTAAATCGTTTGGATTACCTGAATGAATTATATGACTTGTTAAAGGTAAATTATTTATGTGCATTATATCTACATCATTATCCGTTCCAGTTCCGATAAGGTTAAAGTCCATAAATCTCAATGAACTATTAAGATAATTATTCGCATTTCCTTCAAGGCTTGCCATTGTTTCTAATACTCCGTCTGATGGGTTAGTAGAAGAAGCATTTTGCATAAACAAGTTAAGAGCAACTATTCCGTCATAACCTTGTGAGTCTACATCTATTGTTAATGCTTGATGTTGGTCTGCTCCTGCAATATCGTCAATATATACTCCTGTAAATCCATTACCTTCTGGTATTTCTATTTCAAATACTGCATCTTCATTATTACCAACAGTTAATTCAAAATCTCCATTATCTCCAACAAAGAAAATAGGTGCTGGGTAAATAATAAAAGACATAGCAGTAGCATCTGGTATCGCATCTCCATTAGCTGTTCCAAAACTTACAACTAAATGTGTGCTGTCTAATACTTCTTGAACCTCTCCAGTTGCTCCTCCGAAACTAGGTGCTGCTGAACTTATAACTCTTAAAAACTGTCCTTCATAACTAGAATCAAAACTAGCGTGAGTATCAGTTATTATTTGAGAAGAAGCTGTTAAAGTAGCATCGCCATTTGCTATATTTGTATAAGTTATTGTATTTCCTGCATTTAAAATCTCTAATCCAGCTCCATAAGGTTTTGCATCTGCATAGAATCCTCCTACGGCTCTTATTGAATCACTAGCAAATATATCTCCATTACCACTAAATCCTGATTCTGATGTTCCACCTACTTGAAGCCTAGTAGAAGAAGCTACAGTAGAAGCTACTAAAGTTGCTACTGTGAAAGGGTCATCTACATTTAAGGTATTGCCAGCCCAAGCTAGATTAGTACCGTCAGTAATTCTACTAGAAGGAGTATCGTAAAAATCATTCCAATTAGTAGTTGAAGCAGTCCTGACCGCAGCGTAGCCTCCGTCATAATCTAAAGCTAAAGTGCCTGATGTTGTTATAGGGTTATCTGCTATTGCAAGCCCTGTAGGTACACTCAAATCAACTGAAGTTACTGTTCCTGAACCTCCGCTACTTAAACCTAGTGTAGAAGTAGCAACACTTTCCCATTCGCTAGTAGCTGTATTATATCTAAGCATCTCGCCATAAGTCATTGGTGTTGAAGTCGAAACATCACCTATTTGCCCTAGTTGATCAGTAGCTCCTCCACCACCGCCTCCAGTCCCTACAACCGGTACCCAATCTGTCCCATCATATTGTAAATAATCATCAGTAGCTAAACCATATAAATCAACATCGGTCAATGATTCTAGGGTTGGAGAGTCCTGTAATGAATTAAATCCATCACCAATATTCTTTTCATTTTGAGCCGTACACCCGCTGAATAATAGGAGTAATGCGATTGTGAGTAATATTTTTTTCATAATATTGTGTAAATATTTTAACATTTCTTTTTATTATTTGCTAGAAAATCATCCTCTGTTAGTAATTCAGAAATATCATCTGATATATCAGAAAGGTCGCTTGTTATATTTGGTGTAGGTGTTCCAAGTTTTGTATTGATTAAATTAAGTGTTGATAATTCTGAAAATGTAAGACCTCCAGTAATTCTAACTCCATCAGAATATGCTTCTTGAAATGCTGACGGTTTATTGAAAGTATCTGGTGAATAGGGAATAAAGTAATAATACCCATCGAAAGCTGACGTTTCTAATTCATATTGGAAAGTAGGTAATGGCGATGAAAATTCTTCTGCTAATGTTACGCTTTTCGTTGTCCAACCTGAAGCCTTAAATGTCATATCGTTAAAATCTAAAAAGTAATTATCTGTAAGTCGCATTATTTCAAAAGTAGGTTCAGTTGATGGTGACGAGTCATTCTCTCCACCAGTCCAGTTTATCTTTTCAAATATAGACGAAATACTACCAGTTGCAGTCAGTCCTATACTATCGAGGGTAACATCTAAATCGCCTAAGTTGCTTTGTATACCAGTTGCACTTAATCCTATACTGTCAAGAATAACATCCAAATCTCCTTCTGGTGGAACATTATTACTTCCTGTCGCACTTAATACTATACTATCAAGTGTAGCGTCTAAATCTCCTGTTTCGGCTTGAGTTCCAGTTGCACTTAAAGTTATGCTGTCTAGGGTAACATCTAAGTCACCATTGTTCTCTATTTTTTCATATCCAACATCATAAACCTCAACGCTACTTCCTGTCGGTGTATTATAAATTTGAATTAAAACTCCATCTCTTGTCTCATTAGTTGAGTTTGTTTCTGATATTCTTTCAACATCATCAAGAAAAGCTTTTATTGAAGTTCCTAAACACCTGATGGATACTTTATAAGTGGTTGAAGCACTAAAACTTGGTATTGTGTAAAGTCCGAGTTGTGTTGTTGTTCCTCCCGCAGTTGTTGCATATAATATTAACCTTCCATCTCCACGAAGTACAGCAAAATATCCATCTCTGTCAGAATCAGTTAAACCTATATAAGCACGATAACCAGTACCTGTATCCCCTAATTTTACGTTTATATAAGCAAGACCATCGCTTGACGGAAGACTTCCCCTACGAATAGGGGCAACTTGAAATGCTGTTCCACTTTCGTGTACAGCTGCATCAATACTTGCTTTTACTATTGTTGTATATAAAATCTGTGTCCAGCCTACTGAACCTGGGTCTGTATCGGGCGTATGATCGGCCATATTTGTGTCCGATGTTTCTGTAAACGAATCGTAAAAATAGTTGGCCATATTATTTAGTCATAAATCTTAAAATCACGTCCGCTAAAACTCTACCACCTGTTGCTGGCGTAGGGTGTATATCATCTGAAGAAAACCAATTCTTATCAGAACCATAACCATAATCTGAATATGACTCACCGAATACATATTGAGTATCAACAAATCCTGCTTTATGAGTTGCTGCTAAAGCTAGTATTTTAGCTGTATATAAAGACATTGCGTATGTATGACTAAGCCCATTCACAGGGCAAGCTACACAAAGAATATCCACACTTGGAAGTGCTGCTCGTATTCTAGTTAGCAAAGTATTGTATGCTGTCTCAAAATCGTCTGGTGTTACATCACCATTTTGGTCATTAACTCCAAGCATTACAATAACCAGATTTGGGTTGAGTGAAGTTATCCCTGCTTGCCATTCAGTTGCGTCTACTGCTGCCCATTGCGTTGCTCGACTACCAGATGCACCAAGTTTAAATACATTAACCCCGTCAGCTGTAGATTTCTTAACATTTAATCCTGCTAGTTTTACAGTTCCTGAAACGTGTTCTATTTCTAATTGCCAAGCAGTTGCTGGCATACCTGAAAGTGCAGTAATAGTTAAACCTGAACCAGTCCCAACATCTAATCCTGTCCAACTTCCCCCATCCCATCTATATCTTATTGCACCTGCTGTTCCTGCTATATGAAATAAATCTATTGAGGTAGACCCAGCTTCGCCATCTATTGTAAGTTTTGACTCTGCTGTTGTACTTGAGCGGTAAGCTAAGTCTGGTGATGTGCCTGTAGTATACGCAGTGGCAACCCAAGTCCCTGACTCTGCACTAAAATCAAGCCTAGTTGTATCTATACTATTATTATATCCTGCTGAAGCCAGATAACTGCCAAAACTTACCCAACCAGAAGCTGCCTCACCATAGTCGGTTGTGAGTCTTTGATAAACTGCCCCTGAATATCTTGATAAAGCTTGAGTGTAAGAATCTCCAATAATTGCAATGGAAAGTTGTGATGTTTCACCAAGTAATAACTGTTCTAATCTCATCCTTGTTTCACGAAGAAAATAATCTCCTATCATAAAAGGTATGACTGAACCACTTGAAGCAGCAGGAATGTCTACTGTTACAACGCCATCTTCTTCAGATGCTGTAACACCAGCTCCAGTGAAATCCATTGTATGACTTGACGGAAGAGCTGAACCAGCATCTTTAATTCCGATAACTAAATTTTGCGAAGGGAATGAACCCATAGTATTTTTTATTAAGCGTTACCATCTGTTTGAATGAAGCTTAGGATTTGACACGAAACCCCAGAAACGAATGCTACGGAATTGAAAACGATTGCTGTTGCCCCTGTAGTTGCAACATCGTAATCTGCTACGAACACATCGCCTGAAGTTACTAGCCTAGCCCAAGCCCCTGTCCCTGTTGCTGATGCGTTTACGGCATCAGGAAGTGTCCCTGTTAGAACTCCATCAGTTGAATCATCAGAGAAAGGAGAACCCATAGTAAATGTAGCTAAAAGATTTGTTGCTGACCCACCTGACGCTGGTCGTGTGCCATCGTAAATTAATAACTTTCCTGCCGAGCCAACTGCTGTTTTAATAGCGTTGACACGAGCTGACCTTAAAGCTGTCGAAAATGCTGGATTTGCCATATATTTTTTATTAGTTTATTATTTTATTATATTTATGCGTATGAATACGAAAGACTAGCTCTCGCTGTCCAAGCGTCGTCAAAATTAGCGTAAGTTCCGGTAAAGTCTTCGTAAGCTATCTCCCAAACTCCTGTCGCAAGAGTTTTGCGTTTAATCTGCCAAGCTGTCAACGAAGAAAATCCGTAATATTTATAAGTTGCTGTTTCTTCTGATCGAATATAATTACAATCTTCTCCTATTGCTGTAATAATACTAGCTTGTCCTTCTTGGGTTGACGGATTAATCGGATCACCATCAGCTTCTAATATTTTAGTAGCTACCCCATGGATACTGTTATTCATACCTTTTTTCCTTTAAATTTTGGTTAGGTCTATTTTAAATACAGCTCTTGCATCAATTTTAGCAAGTTTAGGAATAACACCTTGAAGATATTTTAGAACATCTTCTACTTTACGTTCCCTAATTGATAATTCTCCTGATTTAAGTGAATAATCCTTATTATTTGCTTCTTTTTCTTCATCTAATTTTTCTTTTCTGTCATCAAGTTTACCAATCTCTTTATCAAAGTCTGCTTTTAATCTTGAAAATTCTGACGTTAGATTATTTTTTTTCTCTTTCAATTTTACTATTTCTTTTTCAATTTCTTTTAATTCCTCCATTGTCAATTTTCCTTTTTTAATTTTACTTGACAATTTTTCCAAATAAATTTCTGATTCTTCAATATGCTTTTTAATCTTATTAGTTTTTTTCTTATAATAAGACTTTTTTTCATTGAACTCTACACTTGCAGTATTGGCAGATGTTTTAATATCTGCTAATTCATCTTCTTTTTCAGAAATTTTATCCTTTAGTTCTGAGGAATCATTTTTAAGATTTTTGTTTTCAGATAATAATTCTTTATTAAGTTTTTTGCTATCTTCATATTTCTCTAAGGCCTCTATTAAATTAGCACTGGCTTCTTTAATTTTATTACTCAATTCTTTCTTTTCTAAATTTTGTTCTCCAGTAGCTTTTTTAAATATTTTCTTTAATGATTCTAATTTATCCTCAGTATCTTCAAGATTTTTTTTAGCCTCTTCAGCTTTTTGGTTAGACTCTTCAGTAATTTTGTCAGAATCTTTTACCATTTCGCTATGAGAATCTATTTTACTACGCAAAATCTCTAGCTTAGATTCTTTCTCCCTAAGTCGTTCATCAAGATCAAGTTTTTTACTAGGTTGATTTTTAAATCCCATATTGTTAATTTATTTTTTTAAACTGAACCAACAACAGCTTTTAATGCTATTGATGATGAAGTAACTGTACCAGTTCCTTGGACTGATAATTTAATAAACCTATCTTTTATAGGTATAGCGATACGATAAGCCCCGGTAGCAGCGAAAGTTCTCTCTGCTAAACTCACAACGCCAGAACCAGCTGTAAAGGCTTCTGAAGTTTCTCGGTAATAATTTGTACCATCAGGAGAAAATTCAACTTTAATTTCTACTGAGGTTAAAGATCCCTTCACGAAATCAGCTAAAATAATCAATTGATTAGCATCTTTAACCTCACTAATCACTGTGCCGGCCACATAACTATTTGTGAGTATTGCGGCCGCTCTGACTATATGTAGTCTATAATCTAACTCATTAGGATTCATATTTTTTTAAATTATTATTTATTAACTTTTTTAGTTTCTGTTTTATTTGAAGTTATTTTTTTGACTGGCTCAACTTTCTTTATTTCCGGTATAGCTTTAGGTGTAACCTTTTTAGCATCTGCCTCAGTTTTGGCTTTAGCGTCTGCTTCAGCTTTAATATTGGCTTCACCTTCTGCTTGCTCCTCAGCATCTAATTTCGCAATCGCTTCATCACTTTCTTTTTGATCTTTAGCTCTTGCTTCATCTTCAGCTTTTTTTACAGCTTCATCTTTTTTTTCTTCTTCGACTTTAGCAACTTCACTAACTTCTTCTTTTTTAGCTTTTTGAGCTTCTTCATTTTCTTTTAAACTATCATCAATTTCTTGACCAATTTTACTTTTTACCTCATCAACAACTTTTTCAGTTTTCTGAGATTTGTTAGACATTTTTTCTTTTTCATCGTCTAATTTTTTCTGCCACTCAGCTTCTTCTTTTGGTGTCATGTCTTGAGTAGGTTTATTTAAGAAACTAGTCTCCATGTCTTTTCTTACTTCAGACTCATAACCTTCACTTTGAGATCGATAAAGAGCAACTAATTTTTCAAGCTCAGCTTCTTTCTCTGGTGTTATTTCATTAATTAAATTTGTGAAAATTTTATAATCGGCTTTATCCATTGCCTTTTTAATGTTTTCTTTTTCTTGTCGGGTAAATACTTCCCAACGAATTGAACCAGTAAGCATATTGTTTTTTATTATTTTAATAATTTATTAAATGAGGTGTTCCGCCCACCAATAGTGATGAGCGGATACCGCATTTAATTAGTCGGATGCAACATATTCGTCAACAGAAACAGTGATATCTGTATCTGTTTCACGAGTAAGTCGTAAATAGGCTTCGTTACCACCTTCGATAACAACATCACCATTCTCATTTTCAACTAAATCCATACCAGTTCCAGCAGCAATGGTTGTGCTAGAAGCTGAAGTAGGAGACACATTCCTAATTTTGAATGTAACATAGTCTCCAGCAGTTTGGATTAGAGTTGTGAAAGTAGAAGTGGCGGCTAACGTCAATGTATTAGCAGCGCTAGTCAAAGTATAATCAAGCTGATTATACGCGATTAACTGAGCTTCTGTTAATACACCAGTAGCGACATCGGTAGAACTAGCTAGAATTCCACCACCTTGGGTGAATCTACTAGCATCTAAGTCTCCAGTGGCGCTAATATCTCCAGTAATAGTAGCATCTCCTAAAACAAATAAATCATCGTTAACTTCAAGATCATCTACTAAAAGATCATTTAAAGCTGTCCATTCATCAGTATCAAGATTTGTTGGATTAGGATCACCTAGCGCGCCAAAGGCATCATCCCTTGAATCAGTTTTTATAGGTTGGCCATCAATATTAATATTAATATTGATGTTAATACCATCTTTTTCAACTTCTTCAAAGGCTTGACCTCTAACTAAACTAGGTAAATAAAAGCAAAACGAAATAACCATTATCCCTATAGAAGCGGCAAGAATTTGTTTACTATATTTTCGCATAAAAATAAGTTAAATGGTTAATTAAATAGCTGCACTTGAACCTTTCGAACTGAAAGCCCACTGCCATCCGAGTACAACTGGACCAAACACAGTAGAACCGGTTTTAATGGTTGTACCGTTATTGTATTCCGGTTTCTCGTTCATACGAGGCTTCCAAGCGTAAGCCATGAAAGCTCGACGTTTTGCACGATTACCTTCAGAAAGAGACCAATATTCTCTATAAGCATAAGGAATATCAGCAGCAACAACAACACGAATATTAATTCCACGTCTCTTTAATGCCTCGGAACTAGCAAATTGCAAACCTAAATTTGCAACATCTGGACCTTGACGAGAGTCAATCAATTTATAAGCGTATGCTGCTTTTTCTGTAGAGATAACTAAACGCAAATCTCTAACAGGTAATAATTGAATCCCATTATGATTCTGGAATCGGTTCATTCTGGAAATACCGTCGGTTAAGGCTGTTGGGCCTAATGGTCGTTCAGTATCACCTGATCCAAAATTATTATATTGGGTAGTTCCACTTTTTAAAGCATGTGAACCAAACAATGCTTCCGAATTTCCAACAGTCAAGAATGTAGTCCCATGACCTAAATAGAATACTTTACAAGCATCCTCATTCCAGCGTTGGTTCATTGATTGCTCAAATTCGCTCATGTCATTACGCATGTCCATCATACGTTTTGAACTAGCACTCTTGGCAAGCCAATGTAAATCTTCCTCGGTCATCACAAACTTAGCAGTGTATTTTCTCATTGCTAAGGTGACTGGATAACCTCTAACTTTTGTCACAACATTATACTCCTGACCTTCAGAAGATAATGGGGCACGACCAAAACCAGACATGTCGTTCAGAACTTCTTCTGGAACGTCTGGCTCATATTCGTTTAAACCTAAATCCTGGTAGTAAAGCATTGATGATTGCTCATCTTTAGCACGTGAGTATAATGCACGTACTGTTGCATCTACCACATCAGAATATAATCCTTCAATTGTTTCCATATAAAATGTAGTAAATTATTAATCTTGAGTAAACCCAAGTTCTTGAGGTTCTGCAACCTCTACGACCACCAGGTCGGTATCACCGTCACCTTCTGGATCAAAAGCTTTTATAAGATATTGACCAGAGGATCCGGCAGCTAAATTAATTTGAATAGCACCAGTAGTACCACTCAAATCGGCATAAGCGCCGATGTCTGTTTGGGTACATGCTTGATCGGAAGTGAAAACCATTTCCACTCCTTTGTTCTCGAGATACTGTATTGTTTTCTTGGCAACGGTTTCGTTGTCAGCGGCAGATACAATAGCTGCAAGAGCATGACCAATTATTTTTGTCCCAGCAGTAGCGACAATAATAAAACCATCACTGTCAATAGTCAACGGATCAGCAAAAGCGATCGTTGTGCTATTGGCAACAATAATTGGTGTCCCAACACGCGCATCTTTCTGTTTATGAAATCTTTGCATATTATAATTTGGCAATCTCCTCATCTATGACTTTTTGGTCATAACCAGCACTTTTCATGTTCTGGGCAACAGCACGTTTTTTAGCGTCTCCCATATTGGATCCGCCTTCTCCGTTACCATAACTCCCAGATCCAGAAACACCAGTCATGTCATTCTCATCTTGAGTCGCCTTAGATCGAGTCTTGCGATATTCGCCAATGTCGTCAGCTGACGCAATGGCAAGGGATTTTTTAAAGTCTGCGGCGATGTCACCTGATTTTATGATGTCATTATCATAGGCATTCATAATTGCTTCTCTGTCTTTAACCTCAGTAGTCTCAGTGTTAATAAGTGCTTGAATAGCATTTTTATTATTCTGTTCTACTAAATCACGTTTTGTGATTGGTTTGTCAAGATCGTCTTTTTCCGCTTCAGTTTTTTCTTCCTCAGCTTTTTTATCAGCTGCAATTTCTTCATCTGTTTTTGCATCAGGCTTTGGTTTCTTCAGAGAGGTTATAGCACGATTTTTATAACCAATTATTTTTGTACTTTTAGCTAAAAGTCCAAATAATTCATCCGGAGTAGCATCTGGATGCTTCTCTTTTAAATCGGTTGTAATCTCTTCATCAGACATTTTGGAGTAGTCTTTTTTATCGAGGTCCGCGTCGGCACCATCGCCGCCTTCGCCACCCTCAGTTTCTTCTCCATCGACGTTTAAAGCTGCGTCGTCAGTTACTTTTTTTTCCGCCTCAAGCTCGGCTGCTGTTTTTTCCATTTTGTTTAATTTTATTACCCCCGGATCAGGGGCTAAATAATCCTAACACCTTGATTTGTTATCCGTTCAAAGTGAATAAAAACTGGCTGTTGATGCCCAGCAATGGCTGTAGAGGGCACCAACCGTCAACTTTTATGATATGGTTTGAATTGCTTGAAACTCTTTACTTTTTGATAATAAACGCTTTTGTTTATCTTGCTCAATCATAATAGATAATCTGTATGCGCTTAACATTAAATTGTCAGATGGTTTCAAGGCTAACTCTTGATAAAATTTTCTAAGAACTTCCTGGCTTTCAAGTTTATAAGCTGTACTGTTCACCCAATTATGGATCTCTTGTAGATACATAGCTTTCTCATGGGCGTGCATTTTTTCATAAGCGTCGTCCGCTTTATCGAAAGGATACATGAATGATCCAAAATATGCTTTAAATACCCATGATACTGCCCAGAATCTAATCTTGTTCTTTAGACTCCTCAACATTTTCGTAGAATTCTAATTTATTAATTGGTGTTGTGTAGTACTCTTCTTGAATTTTATTAGCTTCTGCCCATAATTTTGATTTACCTTGGGTAATTTTTACTAATCCTTGTATGTATTGAGGTAATCTCTCAATCACAACCATTGGTAATTCGGAAGTCATAATCTCTTCCTTGAAAAACTTGTAGGCTTTTTCACTAATTTCTTTAATCTGATCAGCCTCTTTATTGTCGGCTGCTTTTTCCTCTTCACTCCTTGTGTCAGGAGCGTCGAGTGCTTCTTGAATTGGTTCAGGAATCTCCTGTTCTTTGGATTCTCCTGCCTTTTTGTTCTCACTCATAATTTTTTTATGATTATTTAATTAAACTGTTGGTATTCCTTCTCCAGACTCAGCTAGAGCTGCTGGATTATCTGATGATTTACTTAATGCGTTTTGACCGGAACCACTTCCTCCACCCGCTTGTTCTAGTTGCGCTTGCTCTTGTTTTCTTTTCTCTTCGGCCGGATCAACTAACATTGATTCATTGTCATTGTTTGCCCTAATTAACATTCGGGCAGCTTCTCGTTGGTTAAATAAATCTGGTCTACTAGAATATCGATTAAATTTCATATCGGCTTTAGCTGCTCTAATTGCCGGTGTTTCTGGGATTAAGCTTTCAACACTTGCTTTCATATATAAATCAATCTCTGTCCAATAATCTTTTCGAATAACAACTGTACGTCTTGGCGCACCTTTTTTTCCAGCGGCTCGATCCTGTTTATAAATCTCATATTCTCGGTCCTCAATCTCTTTTTTCGAAATTGTTTCTTTCTCCGAAAAAATGATTTGCATAGTACCAGCGGACCCGTCCGGTAAAGATTGATTAGGCACGGAAATTTTTCCAATTTCTTCGCGAGTCTTAAACTGGAACATTCTCATTATAATAGGGAATGATCGAGCGGATGTGAAGAACATTAATTGTAATGCAAATGAGTTTAATACCTTATTGGCGTTAGCATCTAAAATAACAACTTCTTTCGCAGTCTGTCTTCCTTGTTCACCTGAACCACCTGTTTGTGGCGGTGTAGTAGCTCTATCAATTTCAGCGTCAGAACTTTGATCGAGTGCCACGTCTGAATTATCAATTCCTTTAGTAAGCCCTGGGATTGTCTGAACATCATCTTTATTCATTCCTGCTGGGGCCGGAGTAATCATTCCTGGAATAACAATATCTGAGTCAACGAATGTACCATTAAATGTGATTAGTGGTGGAATCGCTGACATCTTACCTTTCCATCGCAATAAAGTTTTCCAACCATCTTTCCATTTCTTATCTTCTTTTATTTTATTTGCCAATGAATTACCCCAATAATATTCTGGTCGCGCAAACATTTCGAAAATACCTTTATTGATTGGGTAATTACCATCGTGATACGGCATTAAATTATCATGCGCGAACATTAATACTCCGTTACAAATAATATTGAAATATTTAGCTTTTTTTACATAACTAGGTAATCTACCACTCTCTTTAAATTCTTTTAATTTATGCCTAGGTACAACACTCCAAATTCTAACAATTTGACATTTATTTTCAGTATCAATCATTTGGCTAAGCTCTTGAAATTTACCGTCATTAAGTCCAGTGAAAATTGTAGTCATCTGAGGGTAAACGTATTTTTGAAAATTCTCTAATCCACCAAGCTCGGCCTCGGCATCATCATAGGTTAAATTATCTTGCACACGCATCAATCTTTGCTGCTTCTGAATATTCGGCTGATAAAAATTTGGAACTAATATTTCTTCATTTGGAACAATATTTGATTCTAACTTCCCATCTACAATATCGTCTTGCACATGGACTGTACCTTGAACAACTGTTTTCTGAACTGATCGAACATATTTTTGGTGACCACTCTCTGCCGGCCGTCCATCATTTTCATGTGCATATTCTAACATCGCGCGCGCCGCCGCAGAAAATATAATATCCTCTTCTTGATTACTATTCTGAGCTACGACTGTAGGATAGAATAAATTCAAGGCTAAGTTCGTCACAAAAATATTTGTTTTGTCACGGGAAATTCCAGAAGAATAAGGAACAATCGGATCATTGGGTGAGTTCGCTTCTGTTAAATTATTATAGTCATATTCACTATCTTCCCAAAATTTCTTTAATGTACGTCCACCAAGCATGTTTTGACCCTTCTCTTTTAGATTACGGTCGAATAAAAAATGCTGGTATGTCTTCATTATAAAATCAAAATCTTCCTTCGATGGAGCGTAGGGTTCTTTATTATTTGCTGTTTGCCTAATGGCATTTGTTAAATCTATATCTTGTTTTGTTGACATATTATAGTTTTAAAATTCTAGCGCGAACACTTTCTCTTGATTTTTGTTTACGCTTATATTCATAAAATTCTCTATGTAAATCTGATTTATATTCATCTTTCCCTTGCCCGAATGGTCTAAAACCAATCTGAGCAATATAATGCAGTGCATCCGCTAAATCATCATGTTTTGCTTTTGGAAAATCATACAACTGTTTCTTTAGTTTAGCAGTATGATCGACAGGTTTATGTTTAAAATATATTTTTCCGTGCTGCAATCTACCCTGGAGGGCCCCACGAATCCGGTCTTCCTTATTAGTGCCTCCATGTTTCAACTCCACAACAACAGGAAATACTTGTTTTTCTTCACTACGTTGCCGTATATACGGCATAACTTGATCCTCTAAGGATTTCTTCTCAATACCGATCTTCACTGGCTTATATGTTTCCCACACGTAGAAAACCCAATCAATTAATTCAGGAGCATTAAGTCGCGCTTCTCGAACAGATTGTAAATACCAGTTCCCCTCACTATCAATATCAGCAATTATTGTACCAGTATAATCCGGATCATTTTTAGCCCTAGCTTTAGAGTCAGCCACATCAATCGTAATATATCGATTCGTAGTACGTTTCAAAATTTCTGCCGGATCAAATTCTTTCTGTAACCACGCCAATTTAATTTCACGTTCAGCGTCAGTTAAAGGAGTATTAAGCATTTCCCGGTTATAAGTAGTATAACCAAGTAATCGCTGCTTCTTCTCTAAACTAACTTTCCGTTCTTTCGGATCGGCAATATCTTTATTAAATTCTAAAGCTTCCTTATCAGTATGAACGTATTTTGTCGGCCAGGTTATTCTTCCTTCATCATCAACTGCTTTTATGTCTCGAACTTTCCAGTCTACCTCATTTTTTGTTTTGTCTTCTAAATAAACAATCGAACCAGAAAAACTAATCCTATTGGCGAGTATTAAGAAATTACAATCAGGCGCGGACCCGGACAACATTTCATCAATAAATGTAGTAACTTCCAGTGTCATAGCCTCCGAAACAACAGTTTTCGAATTTTCAATATCATCCATGATAATCATGTCAGGCCTATAGCTATCATAAACCTCACCACGAATATTCATACCAGTCGAATATGCAATAACTTTAATTTTATTCGACGTAATAAATTCTTTAACAGATTTTTTCTTGGAAAATCTATGATTCTCCTCATCTATATCCATGTCCTTCTCAAAAAACAATTGACCAAAATCATCAATAATCTTTTGATTCGTCTGTAAAGCAAATGCTACATCGTATAAGTTCGAAGATGCTTTCCTCTGATCGTAACTAACCCAGATAATAAACTTCTTTCTTTCATAACAAATCATGTGAGCCAACCCAATCTTACCTAGAGAGGTTTTAGCAGACTCACGATACATAATCCACATAGCCCCAACCAGGTTGTCAAAATTTAAGTCCTGGTACATGTCACTATGGAAATCTGGCATCTCGAACAAGTGATAATGTGAAAAGTAATATAATGAAAAGAGCGCAATATTTTTTCTACATGCGTAAACTCGTTTTTCTTTATCTTCTAATATCTCCTCAAATAACTTACGAAAGTCTTCTTTATTGTCGGGGAAAATTTTCTTTTCGTTTGAGGAATTTATCAATTCGTTGTTTTTCTGCATTTGTTAGATTATCACTTTTATTAGCTAATTGACCTACCCTACTCTCAAGTTTTTTTATTTTGTAAGACAGATCGTCCGTAACATTTGATAATCCGCTAATAATTTTGCTTAATCCTACCGCTGTACTTGCACAAATTTTTTCTGGAGTCATGCACATCGTCGCAAAAAATTTTCTACGTTCCACTTCACCAAGTAAATCTCGTAGGTACTTCACGTCTTCTACTGCACGAGAGAAATCAATTGGTCCAGTTGGTTCATATTTTACGATTTCGCCTCCAGTTTTTTTAAGATCGTCCGGCATTTTTGCTTGAAACATGACTTCATTCATCATTACTCCAAAGAATTTTGTTTCTGTTATAGATTTTTTCTCTACCAATACTTCCATAAAATTTTTCTATAAAAAAAACGCCAAAAGGCGTATTAGAATGTGGTAACACCACAAACTAGATCAAAATTTTTAAACCATCTTTGTAAGAAATCAATAAGCATATACCTATATAAATTGATTATTTGTAAGTCGGCACGTTGGCGCCGACCTATGACCCTTTCTTACCTCCAAAAAGGAAAAAGATAAGTGGGCGCTTTTTTATTTTTGTGACAATATGTCAACATTTACATTATAGCATATATTTAAATTTTTGGAAAATTTTTTTATGTGGATAACTTTTCCTGGAGTGAAATATTGGGTGGGGCTAGTTTTTAGGTACAAAAAGGGGCCCTTAAATGAAATAAGGACCCCGATTTGAAATGATAAATATATGACGGTTACAGAGGTAACGATTTTAGTATAGCACGGATTAAGGGGGAGGGGAAGAGAGAGGCTTACTGAAATTATTAACCTGGCATAATACCCCACAGGTAACGGGTAGGGGTCACCCCGAACTTTGACATGTTTTTGAGTGTTAGCTAACATTAGCCCACCATGTCAATACGAACATAATACGAACTTACGTTTATTAATATACATTAATCCACCTATTGGGGTTTTTTAGCTAACCTTGGGCTATTTATGAGTTGTTACTTGTGGATAACTCACTATAATATGGATTGATATATTATGTTGCTTATTGGGGGGCTATATAATAGCACAAAGCGAGGTATCTGTCAAAGTGGCCTGAGGTTGAGGCCACTAATTTTGGTGGCTAAAAAAATATTTTTGACTAATAATGACTAAAGATTGTTAAGCACAAAGGGTTTGAAAAAAAAGCTCTAAATTGTTCGACCAACTGCCCTTTTATTTAATGTTGGCTAATTATGCTATTGACTTTTGCTTGTTTTCGTTCTATAATCTCCGTAATTTGTCAATTAAGCTACAGTGTAAAAACCCTTATCCTTCTTTAATATTAGTTAATATATATATATATATATATAAAATAGTAACCTAAATATATTAAGACTTTTTATGCGACCCTGTGATTATGGCTAACATTAGCACAAGCTGAGCCTAAAAAAGCAATGTAAATTTTAAAAGTGTTTGGAATATCGTTCAGCCTCAAGCCTTAATTTGCTATAACATTTAAATTATAATTAACTAACCCCTAAACAACTGCTAATATTGAACACTTGACAAGATAATTTTCGTATGCTATAGTTAAATAAGATAGGCCGAACGACAAAAAGAGGTTAAGCCATTTCACAAAAAAACGGCACAACAAAAATACTATGTTATAACTTATAAGTTACAGTATAAATATGACCTATAATATTACATATAAAATACCAAAATATAGACACGCTAGACAATCCTCCCAAACACTACGAAATTTATCCAAAAATGACCTCTCGGATTGGATTGCATGGATAAACTATAAAAGGGGAACTTACACCATATTTTAACTCCATTTCAGGAGATTTAAAACCGGCGGGCAGAAGTGGGGTATAAACTCCCCACTCACCCGCATATAATAAAATAACATTTAATCAAATGACAAAAAGTTATCAAATCAAAACTTATTTAATTGACTGCGTGGGTTATTCAGATGAGGATTTAAAAGGAGCTAATACAGACGAATTAGTCGAATTAGTCGAAAATGAAAAGGAATGCGCTGAATATTTAGAGGTGCCAATGTCTTATTTAAAATAAATAAATGGCGGGCAGTGAATAGATAACGACTTACTTATTCACTCCCGCATATATATATTATGAGTACAATTCAAAAACAAAACCAAATCAAATCATTTTACAAATTAAATAAACTAACTGCCCTGATACTGCTATTACTAGCCGGCGCGGTGGTGGTAATAAATTTATGGAGTTAACAAAAGAACAACACGCTAACAATGTAAAAAGTTTAATGTTAAACAAGACAGACGCGGTATATAATGCAATTTTAAGAGGTGATGACCCGCGCGACTGTAAAGAATTTCAACTTTATTTAAAGAAAACAAACGATTATTTGAATAAACATCAATTAATCAAAACCGATTAAACCCTAACACGGAGCAGTCCCAGACAATAAGCGACTGCTCAAGTTAGAGTTTAACTAATAATGCGAGCGTCGGCAGTACTCACATAAGTGAACAAACACCAGACCGCAAACAATTAAATGACAAAAGAAAAAAAGTATTTTATCGCTGATTTTTACACATCACCCGAGGAAATACAACAAAGAAAAGACCAAATTGATAGACAAATGGCAAGCGTGCTAAAAACAATCAAACAAGGCAAAATTTATGCCACAGTTACAAGTGTTAGCCGTTCGGGTATGTCAAGGCGAATTCTATTTTTTAGAGTTACCAAGGGCAGCATAGAACGAATAACACCCCAAATCGCGTGGTTATACGGAGCAGTTACACCTGGGAAATATAACCAAGGCGGAAAAGAACTAATTGAAGATGGTTTACAAGTTAGCGGTTGTGGTATGGATATGATTTTTCATACTCTATACAATTGTATGCCGAACAAGCAAGCAAGCAAATGGCGTCAAAATTATAAAACCTTATAAATTAAATTTAAGTATATGTTATTAGAAATTTTATTTACGGAGTTAAGACACGACAAAAACCTAAAATCTTTTTTAGGGGATATTGTTAAAAAAGTAAATGCAACAATAGAAATTAGGAACGAAGAGGATAAAATTGTCATAACAGGTGGCAGTAAAGATATAAAAGACACCCTAACAATATTTTACCGTAACATCTAAATTAACCCCTCACCCCGTGGCTATCACATAAAACTGGTAGCCACTAGCGAGTAGTTAATAAATTAAATATAATCAAATGGCAAATGACATTGACTTATGGCGCGATATTGAAGATGTAGAGAAACTTATAAGGTGGTCTATAAGAGATAAGGATAAAATACTAGAGAAACTTTATAGAAAAGAGCATAAAAAATTAATGAGTAATTTTCAAGCTGTTTACATTAATAGTTAACCCCTAACCCTCAACCACAAAGGCGACAAGCCATTTCTGCCCTTGTGGTTCTGGGCTAGTGATTAATAAATTAAACATAATCAAATGACTAATAAAACAGCTTTATGTGTTGCTTGCCTTGATGAATTTGAGCAAGACAGGGATTTGCAATTATGTGATAATTGCATAACTAAATATGATACCGACAAAATATGGAAAGACCACGACGAAAACAAAATTGATATTCTTGATGTTAACGAGAATATTCAATTATTAAATGAGTATATGTTAAATAACTAAACATAATCAAATGACTAAACAATCAATCAAAAAAAGACTTGCCTATTTAAGACAAGAGATTGAAGCCGAACGTATAAGCCAAGGCGAAATCCTTGAATTACAAGGCTTAGCCGAACACATAGACGCGGGCGACACTCTGCTTTTAGAGTGGGCTTTAGTCCCTGAGTTTAACGGATACTTAGATTAATTTAATAAATTAAACATAAAACTATGTCATCGACAAATCGTGGCTATGACCGCCATAAATCAGACTACTACATCACGCCCTTACAACCAATCAAGGAGTTTTTATCTGTATTTTTATTGGATGAAAATATAACGAGGCCAGACCGTTTAATTTGGCTTGACCCTTGCTCTGGTGGTGATAAAAATAATCCAATGAGTTACCCGACTGTTATTAAGGAAGAATTCGACCCGTTAATAATGACAATCGATATTCGGGAAGATAGTTTAGCTGAGTTAAAGGCTGATTATTTGCTAGAAGAAATCAAAGCGCCTAAGCCGGATATAATTATAACTAATCCGCCTTTTCATCTAGCTAAGGAAATTATAACTAAGGCGCTGGATGATGTTGGCAATGGTAGATATGTGATTATGCTTTTACGGCTTAATTTTTGGGGAAGTAAAGACCGCAATCAGTGGTTAAAGGATAATATGCCAAAGTATTGTTATATTCATGGCTTTCCTAGGATGTCTTTCACTAAAGACGGTGGCACTGACTCAATCGAGTATGCCCATTTTGTTTGGCAAAAGGGAACCAATAAAAATACAAAAATAATATTACTTTAACCCTTAACCCTCACCTAAGACGGCTAACAAGCCATTTCTACCGTCTTAGAGATGGGCTAGTGATTAATAAATTGCCCGCACATTTAAAATTTATGGATAAATTATTTATTATTGAATATTGCGATCAAGGCACTTCCTGGTATTGGGCAAAAAATAAAGAGGAAGCTAAAAAGCAAGCCTTAGAAACAGATGAAGCCACAGAATATGCCTTAGAAGAAGCAGAAATCTGGTGCATAGATGAAGCCATAAACAAACAAGAACTAAAAGAACGCCTTGACAGGTACATTAATAAACCATTAAATAAATAATAACAACACTCTTTTATTACTCCCACGCGTAAGCGTGGCACTACTAAAACACTGTTAACTTTACTTTAAGCGGGCAAGTAAAGCAGACAGTGTTTTTTTATTAAAAAATAACTCATTGAAATAAAAACAAAAATAAAAAATTAACAATTAAACAAAATGAAAAAACTTACAAAAATGCTATTTTCAAGCATTATCAAACAAAGTAAAAACGATTTGCCGTTTACAGCAAGAGAAGGGCAAATGGTTAAATGGTTTATAAAATTCCAAATCCTTACACTGGTTATTATATCAGCATGGATTTATCCATTAATCACGCTAAATAGCCACATAACAAGCTACAATCAATTAATTAAGGAGAATGTAAGCTTGCGGACTAAAAACAGCGTGGCGACCACCAAGAGAAGGATTTTAACACCAGAAATTCCGGGAATACAGGTAAAAAGCGTCAAAAAAACTCCTGATCAAGTAAAAGATGAAATTCAGTTAATTGCGGAGGAACATAACTTTCCCTGGATAGATTATCTTTTGCGGTTAGCCGGGTGTGAAAGTGAATTTAATTCAGAGGTGAGAGGTAAAATAGATAAAAGAGATAGAGGTGTTTTTCAGATTAATTCTTATTGGCATAGTGAAGTGTCAGACGAATGCGCGTTTAACGTCCGGTGTGCGACAGAGTGGACTATGTGGAGAATTGAGAGCGGACACCAAAACGAATGGATTTGTGACAAATTAATTTAATAATAATAAAACCATGCTTATCAAAACAGAATTAACCCGGGCCGCGATAGATCACATCTTATTATGGGCCACAGGTTATCGAAACAAATTTAGATGGACAAAACATGACACTAATTTAACAAACGTGCTTCACTTAATAAAGAAGCAAGTTGGTCGCAGGGCTTACAATAAGCAAAAAATTAAAGAGTTAATAGGTGATGATGTATCAAAAGAAAAACTACAGGAAATAATAAAAATAGTAGATGAGGCACCAATAACATTGCGATTAAAGAAATAGTTATTAAGGTTCCTCACAGCTTATCCACATTAAAAAATCAAGATCTTTACAAAAAAAACTAAACTATAATTTGTAAACTGTAGTTTGTTAAATGTTAGCACTTTTTTATAGTATTGCATTTTTAAAAGCTGTAAGCTATACTTTAATTAAGTTAATCCTCTATATGTTTGTCAACAGAGTTTAATAACTCACCCCTATTAAAAAACCGGATAATATCAGTTAGACATTCATGCCTTTATATTACTAAGCCTTATATAAAAGCACGACAAACTATGGATTTCAGCTGATTTTTATCCGGTTTTTTAATAGGAGTGCGCTAATTAATATTTTATGCTAACGAATGCACTCGTCCAAGGGGCGACTAAAAATAGTATTTTAATTGCTAATTATATGATAGAGCAAGCCACAATTGACGGTAAACACTTCGCCTATAGCGAGAAAGAAAAAATGCTTTACTGTTATGATGGTAAGATTTATATACCATTCGAAGGGATCGATCTTGATCAGTTTTTCCACGATTTTATGGTTCAATACAACGCCACCGAAATGTGGAAATCGTCAAGACTTGCAGAATTTGAGCGAGCAATTAAAGTAAATAAATTAGTCCCTCGAGTAGAGATGGACGATTACAATGATCAGATTTGTTTTAAGAACGGAGTGCTAGACATGAAGACAATGGAATTTAAAAATCATAGTAGTTCACTATATTTCTCAACATTTGTAGATGTAGATTACGACCCGAAAGTAGGTTCCGAACCAGTAGCATTTTTAACCACAATGGAAAAAATCTTTTTCAATACTAAAACCGGAAAACCAGACTATGACACAATCGATCTTATAAAATGTATAGGTGGCTCCCTCATCTTTCCTAAAAATAAATTAAAACAATTGTTTATTTTCTTAGGTGGTGGTTCGAATGGTAAATCTGTAATAATGAATACATTTGCGATGTTTTTTTCAACCGACCACACCACTTATTTATCTCTCGAGGAGCTGTCAACTAAAAACAAAGAAAGGTCACGGTTGCTAAAGTCTCGTATCAATTTTTGTTCAGAGGAAAAAGGTGGAACTATTAATTCAGAAGAAATCAAACGGATTGTTTATGGCGAGGGTATAACAATTGGACGGATGTATAAAGAGGCGGTTGAATTTATCCCTAAGACTAAAATTGTTGTGGCCGCTAATTCAAAACCATATTTTAAAGATACTAGTTATGGATTAGAGCGACGACTTACAATCGTAAACTTCGACAATTTATTTCTGCAAACTGCTAAGTTTAAAAAAACTAAAGACGCGGAGAAGCAAGGTATATTTTTAGCAGAAGATGATGATGATTTAATGGCTAAAATAAGAAAAGAACGTACACAAATTTTAAACTTTTTCCTAAAAGGATTGAAAATATTAGTAGATCGTAAATGGGAAATGCCTGAAAGTGTTGCTGTTAAAGAGGCTAAAGAAGAATATATTGAGGGTAATGACACAGTTGGAACTTGGTTGAAAGATAATTATGAAGTTGATGTTAGTGGAGAATCAAAGATATTAGCCTCTGATATTCTAGTAAACTACAGGACTTGGTACCAGGATAATGTAAGCACTCGATCATTAAACTTTGCAGTTAATACAATGGGTACAAGAATTAATGAAATTTTCAGATTAAAGCCAATCCGTAAAGCAGTAAATGGTAAGAGATTGGCGCATTATACATTAATGAAAAAAATATATGTTACTGACGACGATACAACAGAAGAGCCAGGAGATGGAAGTGAGCTACCGGTGGGCGATCTTGTGCAGGGCTCGTTATCTATACCAGAAAATCAAGGAGAGCCTACCACCAAGAGAAGTGAATCGGGAGAAGGAAATCAAGAGGTTGAGGAGAATAGCCAAGAAAGAACTCAGTAAGTGGCAACATTTACGCCTAGAAGCTGATACAAAAGACCTGTGGTTTATAGATGATCAAACATTGATATGGTTGGAAAGGTTTAATAAATGTGAGAAGACACTAGCTTATTATAGACGGCTTAAAAAAGCTGATAAAGACGAAAAAGAGGGTAAAGTAGTTACCAGACCGGTTGAATATGATATTGAGAGGCTGAAAGAGACACCAATTGTAGATATAGTTAAGCATTATGGCTTCAACGTTAAAATGTCCGGTGTCGGGCGTGGGTACATTAAATTAAGGCAAGAGAAAACCGCCTCATGTTGCTTAACAGTTGATAAAAATACATTTCACGACTTTGGATCCGGTGAACACGGCGACGTAATCGATTTCGTAGCCAAACAAGAAAACTGTGGATTTCAAGAGGCATGTAAAAGATTAACATTAATGGGATATTGATATGACTAAAGAAAAAGGTGTAATTCTGATAATATTTATAGTTTGTATATACTTTGGATTAAAATACGACAGTCATTTAGCAACTATTGGAGCATTAATATCGTTATTATTATTAATATAAAATTTTATGCAAGTAATTTTATTCGACACAGAAACAACAGGTCTAAAAAACCCTCGACTGGTCCAACTAGCTTGGAAGTCAGAGAATAAGGACGTTAATCAAATGTTTTTTAAACCACCAGTACCAATTGAATTTGGTGCAATGGCTGTTCATCATATTACTAACGAAGACGTAGAAAAAGCCCCAATATTTGATGATGAGTTAAGGAAATTTTGGCAAAAAAAACTTAAAGATGTTGTTGCCGTTGCTCACAATCTACCGTTTGATGTTGGTGTTATGAGAAACGAAGGCGTGATAATTAATGGTGGAATATGTACCTTAAAAGTTGCTCGGTTTTTATTTCCAAATGAAGAACAACACAAAATGCAATACTTGAGATATAGTTTAAAGTTAAAAGTAGATCGTGAAGCCGTCGCGCATGATGCCAAGGGCGACGTAATGGTTTTAGACGCTTTATTTAATAAGCTCTATGTAGTAATAGCGGAAAGGATGAGTTCACCTACTTTTGATGATATAATTGAAGAAATGATTAAAATCACCGGACAACCATCAATCCTAAATAAAATTAGTTTTGGTAAGCACCGCGGAAAAACAATTAAAGAAATTATAGCCACAGATTCTAGTTATATTGATTGGCTGCTTAAACAACCAACACTTGATAATGATTTAAAATATTCAATTAATTATCATAAAAAAAATGCGTGATTTATTTAGAACAGAAGGATTGAAAATATCCTATATAAAGGAATACATTGACCGGCGTAACCATCTTATAGGATTGGTAATAATAGCTTTATTTATTTTTGCAGCAGTATTTTTATGCTCAAACCTTCTAGTATTAAGAGGAAAAGTTCTTGAGCGATCAGAGAAAGAATGTGTAAGCGCAAGCGCTATTAGTAGCTGGGAGAACAGTCTAAACATCGCTAACCAAATCTGTGTCGAATCTCAAGGAAATTATATTTTAGATCTCAAAACTAATTATGATGCTCAAATAGGTAATCTTGAATCAGATGTCAAATATTGGAAGGACGCGTATATGTGGTTAAAATTTCAAAATAAAGAAGAAGAATAACATTAATTATAAATAAATATATGGATAAATATTTTTGGATTTGTCCAAACTGTAATACATGGAATAGGAAGGTAACTGCGACTGAAACACAGGCAACAAATTTTACTGGTGCTGAATGTGAACATTGTGATTATAGACCAGATAATTATACATATTAAAAAAGGAAACAAAAATTGAAGAAATGTGAAAACTGTGCCAGAAGAATCTGGCTAGTAACAAAATGGGGCTGTACTGTCTATCGAATACAGGTATTTAAAAAGAACCCTGTATTATGCAGGGAACACAAAAAAGCTTAGGGGAGGGCTTTAATTCTCCCCTATCTAAATTAAAATTATGAAAATTTATAAAACACAAAAAGAAGTAGAAAAAGACATTAAAAATGGAGTGTTAGCTATCGAGGGAGATGTTAAATTTGAATGTTCAATTTACATCAGTGCTTCAATTAAGGTAACCGCTGGGGACATTAACGCTTTGGACATTAACGCTTGGAACATTAACGCTTGGAACATTAACGCTGGGAACATTGACGCTTGGAACATTAACGCTGGGAACATTGACGCTGGGAACATTGACGCTAGGAACATTTTATATTACGCCTTTTGTGGAGTGTATGATTCTATCAGATGTTTATCTATTAAAGCTAAAAGAGAATCTCACAGCGAGCCAGTTT